TTTGCACTAGAACCCACGCTTGGTTCGCGTTAGGTCTCGTAAGAGAAATTGGATCGCATATAAAAAAATGGTTTGTTCCTGCTGAACACACCTACGTATTACCCCGGAAAGGGGCATTACGTAAAAACTATACGATCTTATCTCAAAGAGACTGCCCCAATCCACCGATTGGGCTAACACACGACTTTATTTTACTTCGAGCCGTTCGTCCGGGTCCTGGACTAAATGTAAGGCGTTTCACCAATACATCTGAAAACGAAGTTGCTATTTTCTCTCTATAGCTAGAGTACTATGTTTGTGGAGGCATATCCCATCGATGATACCTCGGACAATTCAGAAAGAAGAAGAGTGTAAAATCTTCTCCAGTTGCGACGTAATCTAATGTAAATTTACGTCCTGTTTCAGCCCCACCGGACTGTGTGAACTGAGATGCGTGATAAAATTCTGACTGAATTTCTTCAGATTTATCTAACCGCGTGCTTGAAAATCTCAGCGGATAATAGTATGGAGCTTCAAACTCCATACATGCGTTATTCCGCAACAGCATCAATTCACTACCATTCGACGAATAAACAAAAGGGGAAGTACCTTCCAACAAGAAGTCAATATTATCTGTATATATAACTGATTGAACAGAAGGAATCTCTGGTTCATACGGCGAACGGTATACGGTAGTAACTCGCATGTTACCACCAGTTTCGACGTTGTTAACTAACTTACGTCGAATGCTACCACGAAACCCCACAAAAGCAGGGGAACAATAGGTCAAAGGAATAGTCACACATGGGTTTAACGAATAACTGTTTCCCCCAGATGAGTATGTTTTCACTCCAGAAGGGGTACTAAATGACGCCCTATAAAATGGAAAGACTTTGTTCTTTATGGTAGTTGTGCGGGCTTCATTAGCGGCCGCTGGGTTTAATTCCCACGCTGTATGGAAACAATAGCGCTTAAAAAGCTGGCGCAAAGAAGTAGTGTGTTCTCCAAAGAACACTTCCATTAAATGGTTTGTTCCACTACGACTTTCAGGATTCATTTGCATTTGCATAGTTTCCTCTGGTTTGTTTTCCATTGCCGACTTGTTTGTGGTTGCATCAGTAGTTACTTCTGAATGCGAAACAAGCAGGCTTTGTGACTGTAAACGAATTGGAGTCACGGATAAGTTCTCGATTAAATCGGAACGGGGGACGGCAAATTTCATGTCGTCTCCAGCCTTCACAAATACATTGACTTCGATAGCTGGTGCTGTAATAATAGTACTTGGATCACCAGGTACCGTCAGCTCGTTAAGAACCGAAACGGTTATTTGACCGTTTGATTCACTAGACAACGGTATCACTCCATTCTCGTACTCATTATAAAAACCGGCACCATTGATATTGCGACCACATTGTGCAATATCAAGGAAGGGAACCGCTTGTCCCCAACCAACTGTCAGTTCAAAATCGCGTGTTTCAGCGATATCAATGATTTCTGTGTACTGCTTATTTTCATCTAACGACGAATGTACATTCGGATCGAATTGTATGCGTAAACGTCCTTTATGGAAATTTGACGCTACAACTTGAAAGCGATATGTAACAGAGCCGTGCCAGTATGAAAATAATTGTGACATCATGGCCATAGGGGTCATATTTAGACTAGAACCATTAGCAGTGTTATTCGACAAAGTCGGAGTCACATTTGACGTAAAAAGAATTGTTCCAGGAACATCTCCTACTTCATATGTAACCCATTTGAACGATGTTAGATAACTCTCCTTCTGGGCTATATCATAAATTCCCATATGATCATCAGATGACAATCCTACAGTGCGGGCATCTATGGTAGTTTCAGCTTTGGAATCTAAGGTCAACTTTAAAACATTGTCAGGTTGATCAGTAGTTGCAAAGGCACTTGCCATAACTGTTTTCACAGGTTTGGTTCCACCAATTTCAGGTGGACGACTATAACCGAACATTCTTGCGCTCTCACCAATAGCACCAGCAACCATTTGAGTTGCTCGTGCGTAAGGCCCAATAACGGGCATATCAGTCATCCAGCCAGCTGCTGCAGCAACAGCAGAGGCCGGTTTGCTGATAGGTCCAGTTCCGTATTCGTCTTTCTTCGTCACGCTGGTCTTCTTCGCATGAGAAACAAGTTCACATTGCGATTGAAGAGCAGTTGGTGTTGCTAATGTGACATCAGTCATATAAGCATACACCGTAATGGTGACGGATTGTGCTTCACCAGACGCATGTTTCAGCGGGTTAAGCGAGGACAGGGTTATTTCACCCATCCGGTCCCAGTCGCGTTCAGTTACATCCATGTAATTTTCCGCCCAAAAGAATGGCAACTCCATTTCACCACCTTCATTAGTGGTTGGGTTCAGAAAAATCTTGGGTCTCTGAGAAAGTAAAACATAATCTTCCTCAAGCAGATTCCCAAAAGTCAACGCATTCAAGAATGGTAAAGGTTCATAGGTTACCATGACTCTACCATAAAGAAATGCATTTCCATTGATAATAAACTTAACGTGTAATTTTCCGCTCATATTGTTGAAATATTTTAACTTTTCAGCAACAGCGGAGTCCTCACAAAATAACGTCCAGGGATTGAACGTCATATTAATTGCACTAGGTGCAGTTGAGGTCCATCGTTCATCTTTGATGCGAACTGGTCGGGAAAGAAAATCTCCCAGTTTAGCATCTTCAGACTGAACGGCATCGAACGTTGAATCACGTTCGGAGGCAATAACAGCAGCATAACCAGGATCAAGATCCTCGAAATGCATAATAGCTTGTTTGCCGGTTGAAGCATTTCCCACGTCTGATTGAGATTCAAGGACACACCAGTCCATCCAATCAGGAACAACGAGGAAAACACATACATACAAAATTTCAAATAAAATAAACATATAGATTTTTAGATAGTCGGTAAAATTGTTAACACATTCGGCACGGTTGGCTCACAGGTGTGTCACACTGTGAGGACCGCCAACTTGTTGTTTGGCAAGAACTGTCCTAAATAAGACTAGGCCTAAAGTGAGCAAGCCTATTTCACACATGGGTGTTGGTCCCCCAAAAGTAAAACGGTATCCATAACTCACCTCTCCCTTTTTAGCAGCAATGCGATGGGAGTTCGCACTTACGACGCTTTTTAAGTCATCCGGAGACTGGGCCTGACGCGTTAAAGGTATTTAGCCTTATAACGCTCCAGGTATTGCCGATAACACACATCAAGATTCAAAACAAGAGGTCCGATGTTATGCTCATCAGCAATTTGGCGCACTTGCGCCCGCCATTGTTCATATGGTTCTTCACCATGATTGAACATTTCCCTAATGGAGCCGTCTAAATTAACGGCGGCTGCCATGTCGGGTGGTAATGTATCTGTAGCATTACAATGTAAGGATTTCATCAGAGATCCTACATCAAGTGCTCCCATATACATACCGATGTGCTCGTTGAACACCGGCTTTCTTTTCAGAAAGTCAATCTCTTTTAAAGAAATGAGATCCGGTGCAGATGCAGATTTGTCAGCAGGGGTATACCCTATACCTACATCTTGAAAAACACGAGCTAGACTGTTGAAGTGAACAAACTCAGCGACATCTGGGTGAGGAGCGAATAAACTATCGTCACCATAAAATGTAGCACGACACTTTTCCGAAAATGTTCCGGAAAAATGATGTTCTTTTTTCAGTCTATTGAAGACACAACGGTGGTAAAGTGAATTTACAATTCCATTCACATACACAGTCATATTCTGACCAGACGGATTTGATCCTGTCATAACAATGGCATCGCCATTATATGCTAAAACAGGGTTTGCAACTTCATTTGCAATCATGTCCATCATACCGATATCTTCTTCTGAATAATGCAATAACTCTTTGGCTATATCTCGCATTGCGGCGAAAGCTGCCAAAATTGCATCAGCTGACATCCCCAGGTCGTACTTGGAGAAATCTCCAGCAACGAAACCTGTTTGATCCCCATACACCTTGATGTGTTCAATCAATTCGTGAAAATCAGGACCGGAGGCATTAATACCTACGGCCTGCTCACTTGTTAAAGGCAAATGCGACAGAGCAGCAGCAACTGGTAAATAATATTTACGAATTAAAATCTGCAATGTGACAGGAGCACAAGTGAATACACGAACTTTCGTATTTTCAGAACCATCATCCTTGAATTGTTTGGTTATCTCATCTTTCAGAGACGTTTTGAAAGGTTGATATGAACGCACAGCATGCTTCATAACAGTTTCTACTTTCTTAACTTCATCCCAAATCCAAGGTAGGAAATCAATAATTTCCCCATTGTCATCCAGAGTACAAAATTTCTTTTTCGATCCAGTATATGGAAAGCCCAACGCGGACTTAAAATTCATACGATCAATAAAGCGATACTCAGGAATACCCTTCAATATATTATTATTTGAAAGGGGACCTTTGGTAAGATAATTACGCACAGATTTGTCTAATGAATGAAATTCAGAAACAAATGTGGATACATATTCACCTCTAGCAGCGTTCAGCTCACCAATACCAAATCCAATTGGTTGGTTCGAGCGTTTTTCCAAATCAAGATGATAAGGACGCCACCATTGTCCGACACGGGGAGGACCATAGTTATTCTTATGTCCAGTAACTTTTGTCACTGTATCACTAATCATACTAGGTCTCACATTCGATTGAAACGTGGATTTCCCTTTGCACTGGCCGAGATACTCATAATGATGAGTACCTCCCTTCCATAACAAGGGAGAAGATTTGTCGGGTTCAACATTTAGCCGGATAGCTTCAGAATCACCAATGACAGCTGATGGAAATGGTCCACCAGATGCAATATCAGGTAAATTCTTAAAATGTTCACGCAAAGCGTCAATATCTTTTTGACAAATACTTCCTCCAGCTCCAATACGTTGATTTCCTGCTAAATGTATACCGCCTAAAGCGAAATACCCGGAATCACGAACGACAACTGCCGCACCACACAAACCGTGATACGACGCTGTTGGCATCGTATAATTCCAACCAGGAAAACAACCTTCCGTTGCTTTGATCATATTAGACCAAGTTCCATACAATTCTTGAGAGAAAACTTCTTCAGTTTCCCTTAATCGAGAAATAAGAACTAACTTGGACGGTAACATACGCATGAGAGACGTGTTTACGTCTTGTTCACGAATATGTTTAATAAGATCACGACCTTGAATTTTTGCACTGTAAACAAAAGCAATATCCTTTTCAGGACATTTGTAAACATTGGCATCATCAAGAGGTATTTCAACATACCAACTTCCACGGGACATCTTTAACATACGATATCCTTCAATCAAATTATGTTTAGGAATAGCTACAACGCCATTCGTTAACACACAACATAAGCTTTTGGCTAAATGTTCAGATCCATGAACTTCACAGAAGAAAATATTCTTCTCAGTCAATTTCACTATTTGATCCAACGTGGAAGTGCCTTTTTCGAGTTTACCAAAAGAATTATCAACCCATTCACAAGGGAGAGAATCTCGTTTCTTAATGTCATCAAGACCGTTAGGTCGAAGAAGACTTTCAGATTGAGAATCATGATAAAAATCTTTTAGTAACTTCAAAACTTTCAAAGCAACAACAAGAGATACACCTGCAGCTAAACCATAACCAAGCATACGCCCATATTTCTTACGAGCGAGCTTAACAGTTTCTGGTAACGCATCACGGCGTCTAAGAATTTCTTCCATAACCGCTGCATGTGCAATTTCCATTCGTTTCCGATAGGCTACTAAGGAAAAGATAAACAACCAAGTAGCACAAAACGCACCCAAAAGGTGAGCCATACGGGTTCCAACGAAATAGGAATAAAACGCAATACCAGCACCTAAAACAAATGGTGCTAGAACGCGAGCCCTAATGGCCTCCATGGAAGTGTGTTCATACTGTTGATGAAATAACACTCGCATTAAGCCTTGCAAAACCTTGCCATCAAAAGCCTCCAATGGTATATATGTCGTCATATCAAATAGACTATCATAATACATTTGTCGGTAATTAGAGATCAACCAAGTAGTAGACACGTTCAAAATATTTTTCTCGATATCAAAAAACAAATCGAAAAATTTAGTACGGGTCGTAGTGTAATATTTCCATATAACACTAGCTAAGTGGTAAGTTGAATACTCAAGCAATCCATGACTCTCCAAAATAGGAGGGAGGACAGCAATGGTTCCTTTTTCAGGAACTTTCAACTTAAAGGCATTGCAAAAAGCTTTACTTTTCTTACAGCCACAATCACAAGGAACGAAATCAATATCCATACGTCGACTTACGTCAACAGTACTTTTTTGAGTCTCATAAAATTTACGAGCCTGGTCACACGTCGCATCGAGAGCATCGAATATGCTCAATTTTGCGGGTCTACCAGTTTTCTTGTCCTTAACGATAGGCATGAAAGAAACCATGGGGAAACTCTTCTTTACATTGGAAGATTTCACGCGGGCACTTGATTGAAACGGTTTAGTCAACTGTATTTCCCAAAGATCGGGCATGGTGGAAAAAATATAATCACCTTCCTCATTCTTCGGGAGAGTCAATTTAACACGTTCGGTATCAATTTCATTTTGCCTCACACCATCAACATAACGGGAGAATTCATCACGCACTTCAGCGCGAATATAAATATCACCACGTCGATAACGTGAATAGGGGCAAACGGACATCTCAGATAACATAGTTTCATTATTGGTATTGACGATCAACACTTTTGGTTGCACAGGAACTCGTCCTTTTTCTTCAACACCAGCTTTAGGCGCGTACAAAATCTGATTATTTTTGATCATAATTTGTTTCGAGCCCTCGTCTTCTGTCATATACTTTGGATCAGTATTTCCGAAATCATCGAGAATGGCAATTTGGGTATAACCCTTATAGCCGGTCCAAAATTTATCATTACCTTGAATTACACACTGGTAACGAGCAGAA